TAAACTCCCGCCTGTCTGAATGGATGCTCGAAGCGAAAGCCTCCTCAAAGGCGGAGGGCGAGATTATCGGACGCACGCAAGCAAACGAACGTACTGATATGCTGGCGAAAGGCCAGTCCCACGAAGGGGAAACGTAAATTAGGTAATACCCTGACGAACTACGCCGGGATAAGTAAAGGAGTAAGACATGAATAAAAATAGAACCGTAGTTGTAATTGTTGCGGCCCTCGTCTTCGTCGGCGGCTTCTTCGCCGTCAATAGCGGCATGGCTCAGGCTGTGCAGGTACCGCAGCAGATCAATCTCTGGCTGGTCGCTGTGACCTTCGCCGCCGTCGCCGCTGGCTTGGATTGGTTATTTATTTTCACCAGCCTCGACTTTCGCGGATTGGCTGCCGAATTAGCAGGCACGTTGTCGGCTTTTGTCGTTCTGGAATTTCAGAACATCATTAACCTGATCCCCGCAACCTTCGACCCGTATGTCAGTTTCGTTTTCACCGTGCTGGTCGTCCTGTTGGGTGGCGCGGGCGTGTTGCGCGTGATCGCCCTGTTCAGAGGCAGTAAAGCGTTGCTCGCATAAGACAGCAACAAGAGACTAAAAAAGCCCCGTCAATCGACGGGGCTTTGTGTTATGTTGGGGGAGTGGGTTTGTCTATACATACTTTATGCTTTCGATAAGAATAGTTAGCATAAACATGGTTTCGATAACCCGTATTATCTAAAAGCATTATTTTGAAGGTGCAGACCCTCATTCCATCCCTGACAACACGAAGATATTTACTTGCTCCACCGCGCATTTTTCACAGAGAGTAATGTCAACAGGCTCCATCATAGGCATTGTCATTTCCTCATCCGTCCCCATGACGTTCGCAAGCATGGCGTTACCACCAAGCATCGCGGCTAATCCGTCCTGCCGTCTTACTGCATCCAGATTGATTCCATGTCGCTCGATGTGCAATGTAAAGAACATCGGAACTCCGGACTTGCCAATTAATTCACCGCACTTGTTACAGGTTGCGTGTTTACGTAATTCTTTTTCTTTCATCTCGCGTCCCTCCTGACAGCCAAGGCCGTCAATCTCATACCTAGTTTCTCGTACTCATCCGCAAGGATCAACAGGGCTGCTTTGTCTCGCCTGGATATAGCAGCCCTGCGTCTGTCATTCATCGCGCCTAATGCCTCGACCCGTGACGTTGTGCCATCGCGGTTGCGGCGAGTGCGCTCTGTCACGCCGTGGCTGGTGATGTATTTGTTGCTCATTGCTCGCGCTCCTTCATCTGTGCGGCTTTCTCGAATTGGCGTGCTGGGTTTTTTTCACAGAATCTACTATGAGCATTCATAGATGCCAGCGTACCGCTTTTTCCGCATTGCCATTTGCATTCAATCTGCTCTGTCATTTTTTTGGATCTGCTCTTTCTGGCAGCAGACTGCTTGCCTCTGCTCCCGCTCTGCTTACCAGATTTAGCGGGCTTGCTCTCGTTTTCGACCAGACCGCGACCAGATATAAAACCAGCTAGAGCAGTTGCGCCATCAGGTAGAATGCCCCAAACCGCCGCCACAATTCCACGCCATATCGGATTTTGAATAACGTCAAGCCCATAATAAATTGACGTGCCGATTATCACAGGACTTAGAGTCATGATTCCAATCATAGCTATCCATGATGACAGCTTCCTACCTTTGGCTATGGTGTTGATCTGACTGGAAGCGTATGCAGTAGTAAACGAAATTAATGCCCCCATCGAGCCGACCACAAATATACCGATCCACGAAAAGTATAAAAAGCCGCCAAACGCATACTGGATCGTCTGCACAACCGCAGCATAAAAAGGGAGATGTTTTTTATTCAGCTTCATTCGTCGGCCTCTTCCTCTTCAATATCAACTCCGTATTTATTCCAGGCATTTTGTAGATGACCAGAATGGTGATTATTTTTATTCAACGAGCTAATATGAGTAGACCATCGTTGCTTTATATTCACAGCGGAGCCGACATAGAACTTCCCGTTGAGCGTGTTTTTGATTTGATAAATTCCACTAGCCATTAGATTTCCTTTTGCTTTTGTCGAGTAGTCGCAGTAGTCGTAGTCGCGGTAGTCGGCAAAAGCCTAAAAACAGGGCATTATTGAGCCGTAGTCATCGTCGGACTGCCCATCACCGAGCGAAGCTGATCGAGCACAACCTTGACCTTCCGAGCAGCCGCCCCACCGCGATAACCGAAAACCTTATCTTCAATCTCAGCCTGCGACCAGCTTCCATCCTGGTAGAGCTCCACGATCCACAACTCCTTATCAGCCAGGCCGCTAACGAACTCAGCGAGCGATGCTGGCGGAGCGTCAATCCGGGGAGATACGGCCGACTCAATAACGGGATGATCAATGATCACACCTTCCACCCATTCGGCACCATCGTTCTGCTGTACAGGACGGGAGGCCAGGAACGTTTCGACTTCCCTATCTTGCAGGAAGAAGCCGACGCCGCGCCGGATGTTTGAGTCGTCCGAGACACGCGCCAGGAAATGGCGGAACGCAGGCAGCCTGTCCGCCCCTGCCCCATCGCTGACATTACCGCCCAACGCGATCCGGCTCTTGGTCGCGTTATCCATCGAGTAGACAATACGCGCCATCTGCGACCGCGTGGTCGTGTCGATATTCTGAGCAGTTGCATCCTGCAAGCCGATGGTTATGGACAGCCCGAACTTTGCACCGTCCAAGGCGATGCTGCGGACTTCGGCGGTCACTTCCTTCGCCTGTTGGTTTGGCATACGGATCAACGCTCCGGAGTAGTCATCGAGTACCAACATTGTAGAGGGAGCGCCGTAGCGTTCCCATGTGCCGATCCCCTTCGAAGTGAGCAGAGAGTCGCGGATGTCCATCTGTGCAGATGCTACCTGGAGCACGTCAATATATCTTTGCGCATCCTTGCGCACATCCACGGCCAGGAGCCGAAAATTTGGATGGTCAACAAATGGGATCCAGTCCACACGTTTTCCCATAACGATAACGTTCCAGCCCTGCGTCAAGAGACAGGCGACCGCAGTCCGCTCTCCCGTAAGAGTCTTGCCGCTGCGGGATCGTCCGGCATAGAGTAGATGAGGACGCATGGAAGTATCAACCAGGAGCAGCTTTGAATTCTCATCGTTACCGACCGGGAGCAGATTACCGTCCCATTTATTCAACTCGACCCAAGTGGGGAGAGGTAATTCAGGATAAGCGTCACCCGCTTCGACCTGCTCCAGTTCGTCCGTCTCGGGTTCGGGGAGTAGTCCCTGAGACTTCAACATGGCATGGGGCAACGCTCGGCGGCGCGTGTGCATGTTGCTTAGTTGCGCGAGGCGCGTGACTTCGCTCTGCCGCTCGTCCGTTATTTTCGGCAAAAGTTCAAGGTACTTTTGATTGACAGCGACTGTCCCATTTGCGGAGCGATCCAAGTCGGTGAAGGTCCCGTCTATGAAATTGAGCAACGGCAGAGGCGCGCCTTCAGGAGATACGCCGACCGGCGAGAACTGTAACCGCTTTATCATCGTGTACGCCCAGGCCGTCGCTACGAACAGGATCACGATAAAAACAAAGTATCCGAAGGACGCTTTCATCATGTTGACAGACCTGGCACGCTCGAACGCCAGTTCATCATTACGCTGAATAACGATCATCGCCTGCTGCGTGACGGATGCGACCTGCGTATAAATCCCCGCCTCGGACGTTGATCGAGCATTGAACGCCTGCAAGTTCGCGTCCGCTGTTTGAGTGGAGGCCGCCGCTGTGCTGGTTGCATCGCTGTACATTTTCTGCACTGCCAACTCGACCGCCGCCTGTGTGCCTGTGGCGTAGGGAGCGAACGCGAACGAAGTGGACGCGGCAGAGGTAGCCGACGCCTGAGAGTTATAAAAATCCTCCTGCGCTCCATAGGCTTCTTTTGTCTGCCGCGCAGATTCAGCCGCAACGCCTGGAGCGATGACGTACCCGCTGGGATCGACCTGCTGTGCAGGTGTCGCGCATCCAGTCAGGATCAGGACTGCTAATGTGAGGATATATTTCTTCATGGCCTTACTCCTAACAAAACGCTCCCCCGCTCGGTGGATGATACCGAACGAGAGAGCAGAGGTATTGTACTTTATTTGTGATCAATCATCCTGATCACTTCCACATTGTACACCTGTTTCTAAACGGATGCAATAGGCAATCTTTTTTTCGTGTCCCGCTCACCTGCCCCATCACAACGCTGGACGGGATCGTGGTCGTTACCACTTATCTAGTTGTCTATACGACTTAATCAGTCTAGACAACTTAATCAGTCGTCGCCAATGTCGGCGCGTTCCTGCCAGTCGTAGCTCTCCCAATCCTCTGGGGCTTCTGGTTCGGTGACTTCGCCATCGTTTACATCGTCGGGGTCTGTTGTGACTTCCAGCGAATTCGACATCCATAGACAGTAAGCCATCCCGCCGCGCGCTCCCGCATCCGCGTATTCGTCGGCAAGCTGCACCCAATCGGCGCAGGTCTGATCCTTGCGGAATAGCAGCGCCTTTTTCTTTTTTGCCAACGCAATAAGAACGGGGTCGGATAATACAGAGGTTGATTTCATCGCATGTCACCTATTATCTTTGCCATTTCTTCGGGAGTCTCAACAACCCAAAAATCAATATTCAATTCGGCGCAAAACTTCATCAGGTCTTTTTCATCGTCCGTAAGTTTGCGCTTGGATGGCGGCTGCATGGGGTTCTTGACTTCTACAAATGACATCCAATCGAGTATCAGAATATCGGCGCCGAAGCCAGGAGGGAGCAGCTTGAAGCGAAGACCAGCGCGGGACAGTACCGCCGCGATAAGCGGCTCGTTCAAATCACGCTTGCCTGCCTGAAAATACTTGCTTGCCCTGCTCATCTTTTACCGCCAATATTCGCAGCGACCACCCATACCAGCGGGACGTCATACGCTTTGCCGTTGAATATATGCGTATGCGTCGTAATGAGCATATCCAGGAATTCCAGATAACAAACGGGGCAGATTAGTTTCATTTCGCCGCCTCGTAATGCTCTGCCCGTCTCTGCATAGCCTCGGACGCGGCGGGCATATCCAGCAGACGAAAGGCGACCGCCGCCATTCTGTACAGGGCGGGGTCGCTGCCACGCTCTGCGATGGCGCGCAGGGATTGCGCCTGCTCGATGGTCGGGGTGTTGGGGATGGTGATGTTCACTTCGCACTCCCTGGACGCTCCATGAGCGGGCGGTAACTGTCGCCCGTCAACTCGACTACGAAGTTCCTGCCGTCCGAGAGTCTATCTGTGATCCTGAAATCAAGATCGCGCGGGGCAATGTTCCCAGCCATGATGGTAACAAATCCTTCGCCGCGCTCTGTGCCTGCTTCGTGGCGTTTATTGACCACATGAAAGAACTGCTCTACCTTGAATTCAGTGGATCGCTCGGTCGTGAGTTCGTCAATCGCCAGTAAAGGATACGAAATAAATTTATCCTGCATCTCCATAATTCGCCGCTGTGGTTCGTCGTCATCGAACGCGGAGCGCATCTGGTCGAGTATGTCTTTCTGAGTCGTCAGATGAAATATACCGCGCCCATCCCGACCCCATCTCGCACACGCGATCTGTAACAGTTTACTCTTGGCAAGCCCTGCCCCGCCGTAGAGATAGCCGACGCCGTTCCCGTAATCGAGCAGGTCTTTGATTGCGCGGATCGCTTCGGCCACATTCTCGCGGTCTTTGATTTCGTTCCAGTCTGCCGATCTGATCTCCGCCGCTGTTAGTCCGTGGCCGTTGAAGATGGAGCTTTCAGGGGGCAGGTTCGGACACGGTGAGGTTTTACCGAAGCGGGGGTCTCCGAACTCGACATCGAAGCGGACGTAACCGACGCCGCCGCAGACCTCACAGTCGGGAGTGCATAACATTCTCGCGGATGCGCTTGGGTCTCTGGAGCCGACCCATTTCCCGGCTGTAATAACATCCTTTATATTTTTCATTAGATTTTCACGCTTTCCGCATTTGCCATTTCTGCCTTAAGTTTTGCTTTCTTCGCTGCCAATTCCGCCGTGAAGTTATCTTTCGCGGGCGCCTGGGGTGTGGCATTGAACTTGGATTTATTTTGCTTCGGGTTTTTTCTCGGAGCAGGATACCCGTCACGCTCCCAACCGCGCAGGATACCATCGACATAACTTGAGTTGTGCTTGCTGGTCGCTTCCTGTGCCGTTGCCAGTGCAACCGCTTTGAGTATCCATTCCACGCTGTGGATTTCCAGCCAGGTATCAAATAGGTCAGCCGATCCGCTTTTTAGACCTCCGCCTTGAAGGGTTGCGATTGCATTTGAGACGGTTGCGAAATCTTCATCTGTATATATATTATGGGTAGGGACGGATGAGGATGGATAGGGTGACTCTGGTACACTAGTTTTTGCCTCAGAGTCACTAGTTTTTGCCTCAGAGTCACTAGTTTTTGGTCTACCGTTCTTTGACCTCTTCTTGGGTAAATTTCCTAATTTATTGACCATTACGGAATAGTTATTTGTCCCGTATATGCTTGTCCCGGCTAGTCGCATATAACCATTCTCGATCAATGCCCTTACCACTCGGATAACTGTTCGCCTTGTCACGCTAGATTTCTTTGCCAATGTCTCAAAACTATTCCAGCTATTCTCCCCGAAATCGTCAGATGAATCGGCGATGGATAAAAGAACGATCTTTGCAGTATGTGACGCGACTTTTACTATCTTGCCTTTTTTACCTTTGTATTCAAGCGATTGTATGTCTGTCCAAAACACACGACCCATAACTGTTACGCTCATTTCGCCACCCGTTCAGTTTCTTTAACCTGTGCTATAATTTGTCCTGTCATTGAAGGTTCCTTTCCTGAAAATCTCCGCCCCGCAAAGAGGCGGAGATTTTCGTTAATTATGCTGATACCTTTTTCAATTGCTGAATGATATACACTCCTGCGTATTCGATACGCTTCGCGTCCATTTTATCACGCTCATAGAGCGGGAGATTTAGACCAGCTTCCTTCGCCTGCTCTACCAGCTTTTGGAAGTCATCCCAGGCGCCATCGCCGCCAGTTGTTTCGTTGGCGACTGTTGTTACAGGCTTACGCATGGGGCCTGGGGTAGTAGACTCGATAGGCAACTCCGCAACAACTTCGGGATCGTCCGGGGGGAACATCTGATCAACTTCGTCGATGTCCTCATAGACAGGTTCTATTGCGTCAATCGTCTCAGCCTCGACAGTTTCATCTTCCTGTAACGCTTCCCTCAATTTGCTGGACGCGCCGCCTGACAAATCCATGAACTTCGATAACTTTATGAATACCGTTTTCATTTCCATGGTCGGGCGTTTTTTTGGATCCTGCCATGCTCCGTATTTTGAGTTGTAACTGGCGGGCGACCATGTAAGAGCATGGGTTTGAATTTCTACCAGCGTCATCCAGACCGATTTCTCAAAACCGTGCTTTGTTTTGAAGTATCCGAGATAACCGATAACGGGCGCGGTCGGGCTTCCACTGGTTACGTCGCGCATATTGTCAATCCTCAAGCCGCCCTCACCCTGGACGGGCGCGAATAAGGTTTCGCTACCACCCTTGGCCCAATAATGGAGGCCTGTCTGCGGGTCTTGCAGTACACGCTCACCCTGATGGATAGGCATGACCGAGATATAGCGGTATTGATTCGTGCGGACTGCCAGATCATACAGCCCTGCGTAATGAGGCTGAAAACAAGCAACACCTTTTCGCGGGACTAGATAGGCTTGGCGGAGCGCAGGGTCAAGTGATAAACCAAGAGCGGCCGACCTGAGCGCACCATTGGCTAGACTGTTGGGGGAGCAGTTCATCAGTTCGGAACTGGATGCAATGCAGATCAAAGCGGACTTTATAAATGCGTTCGTTCCGCCTTGCAGAATTTTCTTGAACTCTGCAATAGTAGCGTCATCTTCAAAGACGGTTAATACCCGTTCGGGTAATGCTGTGATTGGGGATGTCATGATATTTTCCTTTTCCTAAAATGGGATTTCGTTTGTGCTTGCGTCGCCAGCGGGGTATAGAATATCTCCGCCCATTATATACGGGCTTGGCTCTGTCCCTTCGGGGTTGAGTCGCGCCCGCCATTCAGCCACCTCTCGCTCATCCACGTTCACGAACTTGACCGCCTGGTTACATTTGAAACAGTGCCCTTCGTCGTGCGGTCCCATGTCGCCGATGTAGGGCATTACGAGACCGCCATCATTCGGGCAGAGGTGGGACATATAGAACCGCCCGTCATCGCGGGTCTTTCCCTGTACTTCGTAGAGACTTGCTTGTCTTGTTTGGGGCATTAGATAATCCTTTCATTTCGCAAGATTTTATACATTCTGACAGTCCAGATTATAACCGATGTGTATATAAACGTCAAGAGAGTTGTATTGACAAATCCTCCGTCTACCCTAAAGGGCACACGTGTGGTATTATTTAATCATTGGTTGACCTGTCGCAAGCGGGCCGCCAAAAAGACCCCGACTGACGCGGGGTCTTTTGCTTTGATCATGCCGCCCAACGGCTTGCGTTACCCGCAGGGGCGAGAACGCAAGACCATAAATTTATTTGAAGACTTCATCATCTGTCACAGCCAGCCCCTGTCGGGTGCACGCTTTGTTAGGCATCGTAGGGACTACTTCCCATAAAGTCTTTTGCTCAATCGGGTGTGTGTCTACTCGCGGACGAGCTGTTCTATTCCACGTTCCGCCGCCCGCTTCGCCCAAACTGCGCCAGTTTGCAGATACAAGAGATGTGCCCGGCTCTGATTGCAAGGTGTAGGTAATTACGCGCTTATAACCAAGAGCAAAGGCGGCTCGGCTTGCAGCTCCGTAGAGCATTGACGGCGCGTTCTTTGTGCCATCGGTGGCGCAGCGTGTGACTTCAAGCGTCCAACCATCATCCAACATTCGAGCAACTGGACGCCCTACCGTGATTACGCCTACAACTTTTTCGCCATCATTCACGGCGATACCAAACTTCCAGCCTTGCGGCGGTAAGTGGTGACGATGCACGAGCTCAATAAACTTGCACGCTTCGGGGTATGTTATGGGCTGTAGATTCAACATTTCTTAGATGCCTAACGGCAAGCGTTACCCGCCCGCCGTGTTCGTAGAATCCGCCGCGCTGACCAGAGCCGAAGGAGGGTCGGTGTGCACGCATTGTTCGGCGTCTTTCACAATTGGGAAATCACACTCATAACAACGCGACTTTGTTGGCTTGCGGGGGGATGTGACCCATTGCTCATGACCACATTCCAACTCACATAACCACTGTTTTTTATTGAGCGGGGATTTATCAGCCCGCAAAACTTTTACCATGACTACCTATCTTCTCGGCAGACGCCGAACGATTTGCGTTAGCGGCGATGTGGTGGACACCACCGCTAAAATTCAAAGGTTTCACGACTTTCTTCACGCGCCCCGTTCGGTGGACAAGCCACCCCGTTCTTTGGGGTGAGCGCAGCTCCACCGAATAGCGCGAGCGTAAGCGGAAATGCCCGTTCATGGAAGCGGCGCATCCGTCCCGCATACATCGCAGTAAACACTACGATCTTCGAGCAAGGCTTTACACTCGGAACAATACCTAGCCGCTGGAATGGGTGTTTCCGCTTCACGCAGAGTTGGGCTGCGCGTGTCTAGCCAGTCCGCAAACTCTTTCAAAACCGTGTATTGCGACTCAGAAATACTGTACTCAGTAACATTGTTCATGTAGATAGCAAGTTCATCATCATACGACATTTGCAACACCTTTTTCCTTTCATCCAAAGCGCAGGTCAATCTCTGCGTTTTCGCTCGCGCTATTGGGCTGACCAAGCCCCCCGCTCTTTGGGGAGTGAGCGCAGCTCCACCGAACTAGGTACTCGGTTGACAATGTCAGTTTTTTGCATAAATTACTGACATTGCCCCGATTAGTGACGGGGTTATTAATTAGACACCATCTTCTCGATGGCGATCAGATCCGCAGGCGGTCCCGTCCGTGGGCGGTACTTCCGGAGGTTCGTCTGGAATTCATCGAGTATCTTTTGGAACTCCGCAAATATGATTTCCTCCGTTACGCCGTCCTGGAGCAGCACCTGCCTGAATTTCAGCGCGACGCCGCCCCAGGTTTCAGACTTTCCGATCAGCCTGCGCGCGATGGCGTCGTTCCTGAGATTCAGGACATCCACGCGGGAAAGCGTTGTCTTGTTTGGGTCTTTTTGTCTTGGCATTTTATTATTCTCCTTTTCACAAGTATTATACGTCAAAGTATATAAACGTGCTACGGGGTTATGATTTCCCCTCTGTCTGCTTGATAATATTTTTGATCTTTTTGATCTCTCTGATGCTTTTTCTTATCTGCTTACGCATGCTGTCTGTTTTTTTCTTTTCCGTCTTGAATATACCGCGCATACGCTTCTCCTGGTCTGCCATCTTATCCGCAATTATCTGTTCGTTTGATTTTCTGTTCATCACAATTTCCTTTGTCCGCGAGCCATCAGCGCACGGACACAATTTTATTTTCCAAGTAGGTACAGAAGATACAGGCCGCCTGCACAAAGAAACATTACCCAGACGTATTCAACGAGCATCAGTAATATCCCGAGCAGGGTGTTTTTATCTTCGTCGTTCATTATGCGCTTCCAAGAGCGGCTTCGATCTCCGCCAGTTCGTTGATCAATTCATCGACCGTCTTGCTATCCATGAATAGCGTATGGGCAAAGGCGAATAATATCTGCTCACGGCGATCTTTGAGAAGCATTACCGCCGCTTCAATGTCTGTGGATGATGTGATTCTTTCGGTGAGGTCTTGGTTCATCGTTTCACCTTTGCGCTTGGTACGGCGGCGAGTAATGCTGCAACCTGTGCCTTAAGTATTTCCACTTCGTCGCGCAGGTCTTTGACGGTATCATCTTCCTCTTCGTAATGAGTGCCGACCCACACATCCGGGCGATCTAATCCAGACTCAACACCACCGAACGGGCATTGCATAGTCTCCCAGTGATGCAAACCTTTCCAGCCGCCGCAATTCTTACAAGTATCTTTAGCCATTGTCATTGTATCCTTTTCCCGCCCTCCGTGATGGAGGGCGGGGCTAATGGGGGTCGGGTCATAAAGCCGATACTGCTGGCAGTCCTGCGGCTTTGCCCGTGAGGTGGGTTAGTTCTGGACAACCCTCACGCCGATGTTATGTGCTTTTGCCTCGGCGAGCGAGTCATACTTCTTGCAGGCAACCCCGTTCGTGCAGAGCCACCAAGAGCCGTCAATCTTTTCGAGTGTGTAGTCGGGCATTGTTATTTCCTTTTCGCAAGTGTGGTATAGAGTCCAGTCACTTCGGTGAATAACTCTTGAAGCATATCGTTATAAATTCCTTCGTGCGTTGAAACTTCCTTGAATGATGCACCGCGTATCTTGAAGAATGTTACCGTGTAGGTGTCCATTGCATCGAGTACGATCTTGATATGGTTAGCATTACGGCTTCCCATAAATTTGAAAGCCAGATTTGCGCTTTCCGCTTTTTCATCGTAGGTGATGAAGCGTGCGCCAGTCATGGCGATGAATTGACGCCCGCCGAGTTGGTTCATTATTTCCATCGCCTGGTATTTACGTTCTGAGATTTCAGTTGTCGCTTCGGTTGTCATTGTTATTTCCTTTTCGCAAGTTCAGACCGTGTTGTCTGTACCCCAAATATACCATGAGCGTATATAAACGTCAAGGGGAATAACCTGCCAATCCGTAAACTGATCTCAATGGTTGACTTTTATTTATAGGTGTTGTATTATTGACTTACGACGTCGCCTCATAACTATCGGGTACCGTGTAAAGCCACGGTCAGGCGCAACCCTCCCGAACGCCGTTTTGATTGAACAACCTTTTAGTGAGGGGAGCGGTTTCATAGATGTGTTGAGGAAACAACAAAATTCCCATCGTGAATGTAATCCGCTCCCCAATGATTTTGATAGCTTTAGAGTTGGGCGCGACGCTAAATACTCAGACCTGTCATAGTAGTAGAGAAGAAATTTTCAGGTAAATAACGCGCAGGGCATCCAGAAATGGGTGCCCTTTTTTTATTTGCAAAGGCCCTGAACGGTACAAACACGGCAAAAGAGGTTATACTGACAATATGAAGCCGATCACCTGGACAAATACCCAGTGTAAATTATCACAACTCAAAGAATGGGATAAGAACCCCGTGCGGATTTCTGGCGACGACCTGAAACACCTGGCCGAGAGCGTCAAGAAGTTTCGAGGCGTCCTGCCGTATGTCGCAGCGGGGCCGATGGTCAAGGGAAGTTATCCACTACTCGACGGACACCAACGCAAGCGCGCGGAGTTGGAAGTAAACAAAGTCGCGCCCGATCTGCTTGTCGATGTGCGTGTCCCGTCCAGAAAGTTGACGGCGAAGGAACGCTCCGAGATCGTGATCCGCCTGCGAAAAAATCAGGGAGAATTCGACGATAAATTACTGCTTGAAAATTTCAAAGACTTCCCCATGATTGAATTCGGTTTCAGTGAAAAGGAATTGAAGGACTTCGGTTTCGATCCGCCTGAGAGCAAGGACGCAGAGCCTGAGATAGACCGCGCGGCGGAGTTGTTGAAGAAGTGGAAGGTAAAGACGGGCGACTTGTTCGCTATCGGTGACCATCGCTTGATATGCGGCGACTGTACTGACGCGGCGGTAGTGGCGCGGGTGATGGGGGGGAGAAGGCGCGAATGACTATTACAGATCCGCCGTGGAATGTTGCAATTGGTACAGACAGAAATCCGCGCCACAGACAAAGAGAAGGTCTCCAGAACGACAATATGTCGGACGATGATTATTCTTTATTTGTCGATGCTTTTATATCGTCCATTGAGCAGAATTGTGCAGGAGATGTTTACTGCAAGGTTGCGTCTGAATACATGGACATTATTGGTGGTATTTTTAGGGAAAAGAAGTTTCATTGGTCAGCCACTGTCATTTGGGTAAAAGATATATTTGTTTTGGGTAGGTCGAAATACCACAGGAGATACGAGCCACTCTGGTATGGGTGGCACAGTAAATCAAAGAGTTCCTTCTGTGACGCGCGCGATTTGGACGATGTTTGGGAAATCAAGCGTCCACGTGTTAGTGAGGAACACCCAACCATGATGCCCGTTGAGTTACCAGAACGCGCAATTAGAAATTCAAGCAAAGCAGGAGATGTTGTATTCGAGCCATTCGTTGGCTCCGGCACCACCCTCGTTGCCTGTCAGAACTTAGGTAGGCGCGGACGCGGTATTGAAATAAGTCCAGCTTATTGCGCCGTTACCCTCGAACGTATGGCGACGGCATTTCCAAAACTAAAAATAACCAAACTCCCTAAGAAAAAGAAGTCATTAAGTCGTGTAGACAACTAATTACCCATGTATCAATTCATGACTATTCTCAAAATAAATAACGCTCGATCCCGCCTGTTTGTACGGATTTCCCAGTCGCCAGATTCGCGTTTGTTGGGGTTTGTATAATGGCGAAGAAGAAGCGCACAGAGCCGCAGAGACTTCTCGACCTGCCTGTTATCGAAGCGTTATCAATCAAGGGATGGTTACAAAAGGATATAGTCGATCACCTTAACGAAATACGCCCCTATAAATTGACACAGCAACAAGTGTCTTACGACATCGCTCAAATCCGTGAGCGCTGGGTCGAAGCCGCCACCCAGGAGATACTCGAATCCCGTGGACGCGTGCTTGCGACCCTGCGCGTTCAGCAGGAGGAAGCCTGGCGCGGATGGGTACGCAGCACCGAACCGATCAAGGTCACGCAAAAGCGCATCACCGAAGGTCCACAGGGGACAACGAAGGAAATGACCGAGCGCACCGAAGAGGGCAAATGGGACAAGGGCTTTTTGGATGTCGTAACCGCGAACATAAAAAGCTACCGCGATATTTTAGGCATGGACGCGCCGAAGCAGGAAAAGGGCGACCTGCTAAACCCATCCGATAAGCCGCAGAATATCACCATCCCCGCCGACGTTATCGCGCCCGATATGCTGGCGTCCTATCGCGCGATCAAGTCGGGGCAGTATCATGAATTTCTGGAAGAGGGCGGGCGCGGTAGTACCAAGTCGTCATTCATAAGTATGATGTGCATTGAGTTGTTGATCAACAATCCCGACGTGCACATGCTGGCCTCCCGTCAAGTCGGTAACACGATGCGGGATAGTGTCTACGCACAACTCAAATGGGCTATCGGCGAACTCGGATTATCCGACCTGTTCAAGACCATCACGAACCCGATGGAGATCACCTACCTGCCGACCGATCAAAAGATATATTTCCGCGGGATGGATGATGTCGGCAAAATAAAATCAATTACACCCGTCAAGGGTTATATCGGTATTTTCTGGCTGGAGGAAGCAGATCAGGCACGCGGCCCCGAAGCGATCCGTAAGGTCGAGCAGAGTCTACGCGGCGGTGAAAAGATGTGGTTCTTCAAGTCGTGGAACACCCCCCGCCCGCTGAAGCATTGGATTAATCAATACGTCCTGACCCCCAAGAAAAAGCAATACCATCACAAAAGCAATTATATGAATGTACCGCGCGAATGGCTGGGGAGTATCTTCATCGAGGAAGCCGAACACCTGCGACAAGTCAATCCGAAAGCCTATGCCAATGAATACATGGGCGAAGCGACCGGCTTGGGCGGTACGGTATTCGAGAACGTGGTAGGCAGGGAGATCACCGATAAAGAGATCAAGCAGTTCGACCAGGTTGGGCAGGGCATGGATTACGGCTGGTTCCCTGATCCGTTCGTATGGACGCGCAGCCACTTTGACGCCGCCCGCCTGAAACTGTATATTTTCGATGAATACCACGTAAATAAAAAGCGCAATAAAGCCGTGTATAACTATCTGGTCAAAGAAAAGCACATCGACAAATACAAGAATGAATTAGTTATCGGCGACTCAGCATCACCGAAAGACGTGGCCGACTTCCGCGAGTACGGCATGAACATACGCGGAGCAGAGAAGGGCCCCGACTCAGTTGATTATTCCATGAAGTGGTTGCAGGGATTGGTCGAGATCGTCATTGACCCCGTGCGCTGTCCGTACACACTAAAGGAATTCTATTCTTACGAATTGGAGCAGAACAAAGATGGTGAATTCATCAGTTCCTATCCAGACCGTGATAACCACTCGATTGATTCTGTGCGCTATCGAACTAATCTGCTATGGCGTCGTCGCGGTCAATGACATCGAATGACCCACGCAAATGGAATGAGCATTTACTTCGCAGGCGCACGATTAAGCAGTACACTAGATACATGAGGCAATTATGAATAATTTTATATCGTCCATTTGGAACTGGATCAAAGGAGTATTTGGCATGAATCAAACTCAAATAAATAAGGCATTTAATATAACCCTGATGGATGTCTCGACCCCGATGGTTGAGGCTCTTTTGTTATGGTCGAAGCTGTACAAGAATGAGGCAGACTGGACAACCGCCGACACCCCCAGCCTGTCGCTCCCATCCGCTATCGCTGGCGAAATCGCGCGCCTCACGACCATAGAAATGGAAGTCAATATCACCGGGAAGAAACCCGACCAGGCACCCGATACAACCGCGCCCGTCGAGCCTGCCCCTTCCAAGCGTGCGGATTACCTGTCTATACAATTTGATAAGGTGATGAGCCGACTAAGAGAGGAAGTCGAATACGGATGCGCGAAGGGCGGGATGGTCATCAAACCATACGTCAACGGTAAAGAGATCGCCTTCAACTTTGTGCAGGCTGATGAGTTTTTCCCGATTGAGTTCGACGCCAATGACGCAATGGTAGATGTTGTATTCTCCGACCAGCGTAAGATCGGCGATACCTATTACACGCGCCTGGAACGTCACACGATGGGGGATACCGTTATCAATGGCAAACCACGACGCGGATGCAATATCATCAACAAGGCGTACAAATCCAGCACTCAGGAAACACTTGGCAGCGAGATCGAATTATCAAGCGTTCCCGCATGGGCTGAACTCGAAGGCGACAAGTGGATCGCGCCGCTGGATAAACCCTTATTCTCTTACTTCAAGTTCCCGCAAGCCAACAACATAGACACCGCGTCCCCCCTGGGCGTCTCGTGCTACGCGCGCGCGGCGATGGGTACAAATCCGCTGATCAAACAAGCGGATGATATTTGGTCTAATTTCCTGTGGGAGTTTGAGTCTGGCAAGCGGGCCATCGACGTGGATGAACTGGCGTTCGACCGCGACTCTAACGATAACCCCATCCTGCCGAACCGCCGACTATATAGAACTTATAAACAGAGCGGTACAAGTATTGGCGCGGGCGGGGATCTGTTTAAGGAATGGACGCCGACTCTGCGAGAACAGAATATACTCGCAGGGCTGAACGCGATATTGAAGCGGATCGAGTTTGTGACATCATTGGCCTATGGCACGCTCTCCGATCCGAACCTGGTCGATAAAACGGCGACTGAAATTGTGTCACAGAAACAAAGGTCATACGCCCTTGTTAGTGATACTCAAAAGGCATTACAAGCAACAATAGAGCAGACGGTTTGGGCTATGAATGCGTGGGCAGATATTAATAAGCTGTCTCCGCGCGGAGATTATGACGTTAGTTGCGACTTCGATGATTCTCTCATTGTAGATAGTCAGGCGCAATTCTCTCAGGATCAACAGGCGGTTGGAATGTCTGCCATGTCTAAACAAAAATTCCTGGAACGTAACTACGGGCTGACGCCATCGGCCGCGCAGCTGTGGGTCAAGGAAGCGCAGGAGGAGCGCCCGCCCGTTGATCTATTCTCGAATCTGGATGAAACAGGATCGTAGACCTTGCGCGTTTTTGAATTGTGTATTACAATTGCCGTATAAAACATAGTTCGGCGGCTTCCTTGCCAGCCGAATACGCAAGGAGAATATCATGTCTGGATTTATGAGTAACTGTCCATTTGGCGATCATGGCGAAGCGTTTTTGTGGCATGGAAGCGGTAACGACGAAATAGATGTTGCCGTTGTTGAACTCATGCAGTTGTCAGAGTTGGATGAAAAAACGGCTCTTGAAATTGCAGATGAAATCGGCGCATGTTTATCACGCCGCCGAACAATGCTTGCACCCGACAAGGGGCAGGCGGCGGTCGTGAAAGATAATCAGGTCTTTGCCCCTTGCGGGTAAAGCCAGCCGTTAGGCAACTAAAACAATGAACCCTTATTATCAAAAAGATGGCATCACGATCTACAATGGCGATTGCCGCGAAGTCATGGCGGGCTTGCCTGATAATTCGTGTGGTCTAACGGTCACATCTCCGCCTTACAACATGCGAACCCGCATCCGTAATGGCGAGTACACCACCCGCGAACAGACAGACCACTTTAGCAGGAAGTATGAGCATTTTAGCGACGCACTTTCACCACAAGAGTATTATGAATTTCACAGTCACGCTATCCGTGAAATGATGAGAATTTCAAATACGGTGCTTTGGAATATTCAGATTGTCACAGGTAGCAAAGAAGCCGTGTTCCGCATGATTGGCGATTTTGCCAAAGAAATAAAAGACATCATCGTGTGGGATAAAGGTCATGGTCAGCCAGCCATGCACGATAACGTAATCAATAAAGCGGCTGAATTGATTTTGATTTTTGAGAAAAACGCAACGGCAGGTAGAGAGTTTTCAAGGTCGTTTTTTCCTCGTGGTGAAATGACAGACATCTGGCGAATGAAGCGCGGCAATAATACCGAAAGTCACGGCGCAACTTTCCCGCTTCATTTGGCGCAAAAGGCTATCACTGGCTGGAGCGCAGAGAATGACGTTATCCTTGATCCATTCATGGGTACAGGTACAAGCCTAATAGCCGCAAGGAACGAAGGACGAAAAGCGGTAGGCATTGAAATCTCCGAAGAATATTGTGAGTTGGCGGTAAAGGGTCTGGCGCAAATGTCGCTCTTTACGTTGCCTAACACAGCGTCCACCCGACAGGGGCGGGCTGTGGCTCAAAATGAGTTATTCGGATAATTATCAGGTCTTGCGTTCTCGCCCCTGCGGGTAACGCAAGCCGTTGGGCTGACCCCGAAGGAAAATAAACATGAGCGAACATAATCCGAACGCATGGCAAGATGGTTTTGACGCATGGCAAAATGGATACGATGACGCAATGTACGATGGTATTGATACGTCAAGCGAAATGCCGTGCAAATGCGAAGCGTGCCTGAAAGGTTACGCCGAAGGTCAAGAAGCCGCCTTGAAAGAAATCTTTGCTGGCAGTCAGTCTGCCCAACAAAGCGTGCCCCCGACTGTTGCTACAGTCGCCGCGCAAGAAGTCAATTTGGATGCCCGCAACAGCGGGTAACGCAAACCGTTCGGTGGAGCTGCGCTCACCCCAAAGAACGGGGTGGCTTGTCCACCGAACGGGGCGCGGGATGTAATTCCGTTTTATCGGCTCTTTGAGAGCAGAAAGGTGTGGCTAAAAATGGTAATGTGTTGGAGAGATAATCACGTTTTTTTGTGGGCAGACTATAATACTCTTGGCATCCCCGAAGGCTTGATTTGCACGTGCGGCAAGCATCGCCTGACACGCTCCGCCGAACAACGGAATGATGCGGAAACGGGCATTCCAGCGGCTTGCGAGCATATGAATCGTATTCATGGGACGGGGAACGATTGGTGTCTCGACTGTGGTTACTTCCCATTGCCGCCGCTTCCATGAACGCCCGTTCCGCATATCCCGCGCCCCGTTAGACCCCTTCTTTCCATGAAGGGCGAACTTTGAAAAAATGAATGTTACGGCGTGCTTGAGCAACACTTTGGAGAAATCCATTCCGTGGATATGCCATAGCAGAGTAAGTCGGTAAAATTCCGACCCGCTGTTTCAGGCTTAGACCCCGCGTGTAGCGCGTAAAAAACTTCGGGCTTAGTAGCTTGTATTTCCGAGCGCGGGGTCTAACAAAGCATGCACCTGACGCTGGGGCAGTGTGCGAAATCTCAAACATTATCAAGGCTGTGGCGTTATCAGCGCGGACGGTTTCACCGTCCGAACCCCAGCGCAGGTAATGCCAGCCGTTAGGCAAATAAAACATGCACACTCACCCCAAGCCATTCACATTCACATTCACAAGATCGAAGCGGAAGCACTTGCGCCCGCCGAGATTTTTTGTCATCTGCTCAGAGTGTGGCGTAGAGTTGCAGGCCGTCGAGGATGTGGACGGTTCGATCCATACATTCAGCACCAACCGCAGGCGGACGCGGAAACGGGTATACTCTTTCAGGCTGACCCCTGAGTCTGCCGAACGGGTTAGGGCTATGCAAAAAACAGGAGAGCTGTAACGATGAGTATTATTGCTGATATAAATACGGCTGTGATGGATGCGTATAAAAAGACAGGCGACTACCCCACAAAGATACACATAACCGATTCAGCGTATTATAAACTTTTGCAAGATGACGCTAAATACATGGGACAATGGACAGTATCCCCACCTCCACAAGATACGATTATGGGGGTTGAATGCCAACGATGGAGAGACGGGATGTTGGGTGACAGAGAGTTTGCACTGGATTATCAGGACGACTTAAAAAACGCTTACGCTTTTGGTTATGTTGTCCGAGATAAAGAGATAAAAAAAACCGAAATTAAATACCTGCACGTCGAAAGAATCTAAATGTTAGACCCCGACTTCCTTGACACACTCCCAGCCGAAGCCGTCGAGCTTTATCAGGAATTTGCCGACGGCGTGATCTCCGACCTTGCGCGTCGAATAGGTAATATGTCCTATTCATCCGCAGGCTGGCAGGCGCAGCGGTTACAGGAAGCGGGGCTTGCCTATCAGGACATCATCAAGCGCGTCGCACAACTGACAGGAAAATCAGAGGCGGCCATTCGGGGGATTTTCTACCGCGCGGGCGTCCGCTCCATGAGGTTCGACGAAAAGATATACAAGGCGGTGGGCATTGACCTGCCGCTCACGCTATCCCCCGCGATGCAGGACGTGCTGAATATAGGCATTCTCAAAACGAACGGGATACTCAAGAACCTGACACTCACGACCGCGCTATCAGGGCAACAGGAGTTCATTCGCGCCAGTGACATTGCCTATCTCGAGGTGACCAGCGGGACACGCGATTACAACAGCGCGATAAAAAAGGCGGTCACGAGCCTGGCGGATCGCGGGATCACATCCGTCAATTATCAAAGCGGCCACACGGATCAGATCGACGTAGCCGTGCGTAGAAACGTGCTAACAGGCACGCAACAGACAGCGGGCGCGTTACAGCAGCAGCGCATGGATGAAGTCGGCGTTAATCTGGTCGCCGTGTCCGCTCATGCGGGAGCGCGTCCGTCACATCAGTTATGGCAGGGTAAGGTTTATTCCAGAACAGGCAGGCAGGGAAAATATAAAGACTTCGTAACTGAAACAGGCTACGGGACGGGACCAGGGCTTGGAGGTTGGAACTGTGTCATCGGCGATACCATGGTTTCAAGCCTTGCTAAACGTGCCGCTTACCGCCGTGAGTATTCCGGTGAGTTGATCGTCATTCACACCGCCGCAGGCAAGGAGCTTACCGTCACTCCGTATCACCCAATACTCACCGACCATGGATGGGTCGCGGCGAAGTTTCTTGACCATGGAGATTATGTAATCTGCCGCCCCGCGCTCGATGGGTCTTTTGAATCCAGCCCAGACGTAGACCAAAGCGAATCCAGAATTGAGGATGTATTTGATTCTCTTTCTGTAAGCGGGGCGATCTTCGACCTTCCTATTTCGTCCGGTAACTTCCACGGCGAGATTCCCGATGGCAAAGTCAACGTTGTATTTTCCGATGGCTTTTTGAGGGATGGCGTCGATCCCGTGATCGAGCAGGAGTTGGAAGAGGTCGGCTTCGGCTTTCCCGCGCGTTTTTCCAGTACGCTCATTTCCGAGCGCGCGCTTCCTAAGATCGTTGTACGTTCTCTTCATGCCTCTGACCGCATCGTGAGCGGCTTCGGTGAGGTCGATTCTCTCGTCGGCAGTCATTCTAGCGAGCCTGTTGACCATGGCTTCAGACCTATCTTCGGCGATAGGTACTCCGAGTTTGTCGAGATACCTTCCGACAGCCCCCTCAGATATTCCAGTTTTGAAAGCGATTTCGTTCTTCCACATACCAGATTTATACATTTCAATCAAATCATCAGGGGTAACATTGAAGCGCCTTTTGATATATCCTTTCCAGTCATTTCCAGTGTAGACCCCGTTACGACGCAAGCAGTTTTGGATCGCATGAACAGAACAGCGATTCTTATCCGCGATGAATTGCAGGGTGTGGTTAGAGAGGTAGAGCTTGACTACATTGTCAGTATCGAGCGGAAGCCTTTTACGGGTCATGTTTATAATCTCCACACAGAAGGTGAATGGTATTCTGCAAATGGGATTATAACGCATAACTGCCGACATTCTCAATATCCATTCTACGAGGGCATATCTGAGAACGTCTACAATCAGGAGATGCGCGAACAACTGGCTAATAAAACCGTCACGCTGAACGGCGTCGAGATGTCGCAGTACGATGCGTCACAGGTGCAGCGCGGTCTGGAGCGTAAAATAAGATTTTGGAAGCGGCGCAAGATAGCCATCGACGCGACAGGCTTGGACATAGACACATCCGTAGAGACTACCAAAATACGTTATTATCAGAGTCAATTACGCGAATTTGTAAGGCAGACAAAACTTCCCCGCCAGAATGTGCGCGAGCAGGTTGTTGGCCAGTGACATCATTACGGATATTGATATTCTCGAACGATGACGAAATTCTACAATTCGTTAAAGATGTCCTGCTCGATACAGGGTTCGATTCAATACTCAAGAGGGTGGAGGCTGATGTAGAGTTGGTCGCCTCTCTGAACGCCGAAGGCTGGGATCTGGTTCTGATCGACGCCTACCTGAACGGAAGCACAACGCCCGAGGAGATCATCACGGTACTGAATGACCGCGAGCAGGAAGTCCCTTATCTGGTAATGTACGGGATGATTCGGGACATGACCGCGCTGCAGCTATTGCAGGTGAGTAATATAAATTATGTGTCGAAGGAAAACATCGCCTCATTGGGGCTGTCCATTAAAAAGGAACTGACAGCGGCGGGGGACAGGATGCGGGAGCGGATCGACCTCGAACAGGCTACACTCCTTATTATTCAGGCGTTCGGTACCGCGCTGGAATTACGCGACCATGAAACGCGCGGGCATACGTTACGGGTCACGAAGCTGGCGATCCAACTGGCGCGGGCTGTCGGATACCCTCGTCAAGGACTGCTCAATTTACATTGGGGAGCGCTCCTGCATGACATCGGCAAGATCGGCGTCCCTGACAATATCCTGCTGAAAGAGGGGGCATTGGATGACAAGGAACGACAGATAATAAGGTCCCATCCTGGACTAGCCTACAACCTGCTCTCGCCCATCCCATCATTGACCAAAGACATCAATATTCCATTCTGCCATCATGAGAAATGGGACGGGACAGGCTACCCGCGAAAGCTAAAGGGAAAGGCGATCCCGCTGGAAGCTAGGATATTCTCCATCGTGGATGTCTACGACGCCTTGACCAGCGACCGGCCTTATCGGGATGCGTGGAAAAAGGCGCGCGCGCTTGATTACATAAACGCCGAGCGACGCTTCTCATTCGACCCTGAGATCGTCCCCGTATTTCTGGATATGATGAAAGTAACCTAATGCAATGTGGAACGTCTCATATTTGTGGTAGCCTTATGGCATCCTTTAGTATCGTAGACACATCATTGGAGCCGTTTATGAGTGAGAGTTTATTGGTAGGCATATTGGGAACAGCGGTCGCAATGGTCGGGGCATTATTATCTTTTCATGCGGGCAGAGCGCTCAACAACGCGAACGCTCATTCGATCAATGCAAAGACGCTCATCGAGTTATCCGACAAGGTGCGTGAACTCACGAGGGAGGTTATCGAAATTCACAACGAACTGGATGACGTGAAAGATAAGAATCACCTGCTATGGGCGTATGTGTATCAACTGCTGGACGGATACAAAAAGAATGAGATCGCTCCGCCCGAACCGCCCGCCGAGCTAAAGGATGACGCGCAAATGAGCAGTCTCTTGAAATGGATCAATGAGAAGTGAAAGCCACAGGAGCTCCCCTAACCGCCCTGATTTCATGGGGACACTAGATGACCTGTGTGGCGTAGTGTAAGGTAGAATAGGCTCATGCCAACCGAACCAGAGATGAACAGAGAGTTTTTAGCCTTCCTGCAATTCCTTTACAGCCTGTGCAAACAGTATTGCTCGTGGTACGAAACTCACATCAAAAAGGAACGTAATTAATGCTATACTAAAACTAACTACAGTGCAGGGCGCACCGCGTCACGCACAACCCTATAAGCAGGACTCATAAGAGCCATGCTGAGCGACAGAGAATATCTGTTATCAGCGTGGCTCTTTTTTGTTTAGTCAATCGGCTATCCGCGAAGCCTAAAAGGCGCGGGCATCTGACGGAGAAGACCGTCTAAAACAATCTATATGTGAAACGGAGTAAATCAAATGAATAAGAAACAATTGACCGACCTGGGTATCGAAGAAGAAGTTGCAGATCAGATCATCGTTTTGCATGGCAAGGACATCGAGAAACACAAAGGCGATATTACCACCCTGCAAACCGAACTTGATACCGCCAACGCCAGCTTGACCGAAGCAGGCCAGACCATTGAGAAATTCAAAGGTATGGACATCGACGCGATCAAGCAGGCCGCCGAAGATTACAAGGTTGAAGCCGAAAAAGCCAAGACCGAAGCGGCGGAGCAGATCCTATCGCTGAAACGCGGTCACGCCCTGGATGAAGCCCTGAAAGGCTCGTACAAGGTCAAGGACATCAAAGCGGTCAAGGCTTATCTGGATGATGAGAAGATCCAATTCAACGAGAAAGACGGTTCGTTTGTCGGCCTCAAGGAACAGATCGACCCATTGCTGACAGAAAAAGATTATCTATTCATTGACGAATCCGAAACGCCGAAGATCGTGGATGGCGCTAAATCTAAATCAGTACTACCAGATGCTTTCGACGCCGCAATGAAGAAGGGCGCGGGCATCCCAACCGAATAAGGATAAAACAAAATGGCTAACTCCATTACATTAGTAAGTAAGTTTGTAGCCTTGATCGACACGGTCTACAAGCTGGAAAGCAAGACCGCCATGCTTGACCCGCTCACTCAGACCCCGGACTTCCTGGGCGCGAACGAGATCAAGGTCATGAAACTGTCCGCCGTAGGTCTTGGTACTTACAGCCGCGTGACAGGCTATCCCGCTGGCAATATCACCGCCGCGTGGGAAACGATGACACTGGCCGCAGAACGCGGCCGCGAGTTCACACTTGATCGCATGGATAACGAAGAAACTCTCGGCCTGGTGCTTGGTGCGTTAATCCGTGAATGGATGCGCGCCTATGTCGCGCCCGAACTCGACGCCTATCGATTCGCAAAGTACGCCGCAGGCGCAGGCTTGACCGTCGCCTCCCCCGCGACCCTCTCGACCGCCGCCGCAGTATTGGCCGCCATCGACGCGGGAAATCTTGCCATGAGCAACCAGGAAGTACCAGAGGAAGGGCGCAAGCTGTTTATCACTTACACCCTGTACGAACTTCTCAAAGCGTCCCTGACCCGCTCATGGACGAACGATGGCGCAGTAAGCCGCGCGGTTACATCCCTTGAATCGACCCAGGTTATCCCCGTCCCGCAGTCGCGTTTCTATTCCGCGATTGACCTGGACGCAGGCGCCACGGGCGGCGCGGGTGGTTTCGCCAAATCAGGCGACACCGGCACCGCCGATCTGAACTTTATGATCGTTGCCCCCTCCGCTGTCTTGCAACCGGTCAAGCTGAACATGGTCAAGTATTTCAGCCCGGACGTTTGGCAGGGTGGTGACTTCCACGCCTGGCAGTACCGCCTGTATCATGACGCCTTTGTCTATGACAATAAGGTCAACGGGATCTACACTCACCTCAAAGATAGTTAGTGAGGTGATCTTATGAGACTACGAAAAGATGGAGTTTCGGTCACCGCTGTTCATCCCGCCGACATCGCCCGCTTCAAAAGTCTTGGCTACGTTGAGGTAGAGGGCGCGAAGCCCTCTACCAGCGCACCCAAGCCAGACAAGGACTTCGCGCAGGAACAACAGGACATCGTTGAGGAAGTCATCGAGCCTGAGAAAAAGGCACGCAAGAAACGAGCCGCGAATAAGTAGGTGATGAGTTATGACCGCGTATGCAGATTACACCTATTATACAGACGAGTATCTAGGCATCCTGATAGCAGAGACAGACTTTCCGCGTCTGTCTCTGCGGGCGTCCGAAGTCGTTGACCAGATCACCTTCAACGGTGTGGCGGCCATCATCACAGCCGCCACACCCGCCGATCAAGTCCTGCTGATAAAAAATGCTGTCTGCGCAGTTGCCGAAGAAATGAGCGACATCGAAGCCAATGGCGGTGACGCGGGCATACAGTCCGAGAGTCTTGGCAACCATTCCGTGACCTACGTCCAGGGATCGACCCGCACGCTAACGCCCGATCAACGCTACGTCTACGCAGCTCGGAAGTATCTTGGTGATACAGGTCTGATGTACAGAGGCTTCTAATGCGCACAAACTCCCCCTGCACGCTCTACAATAAATATATCTCCGCTGGCGCGGAAGTTTATCAGCGCGCGGAGATTTCGGCTGTCAAGTTTGAAAATCGCAAGGCCGCGAATGTCATTAAGTCAGGACTCCTCGAAGCCGACGCGGTTGTGATCTATATACCAACAGTGGTTATCAGCGGGTATTATGTGGAGCCTAAAGCATGGCAGGCGCTGGTCGTCAAGACTGGATTTCTTACCCTGCAACCAGGCGACTACATCGTGCGCGGAGTGGCGACCGAAGTCATATCCCCCACATTCACGATCACCGACCTGAAGGCGAAATATAACGACGTGGTACGGATCACGACCGTCGACCGCCAGGACGCAGGCTCACCGAGCATGTGGCACTATCAGATCGGAGCGAACTAATGGCTGGCCCCGTTATCAATACCCCGCGCGGGACGATCATCGTCACCGAGAACGGCAAAGCCGAGTTGACGTTCAATCCGAACTTTCGCAGTAAGTGGCAGGGTAATTACACCGCCGCTCAAAAGTTCGTAGACTCGGAGATCTTGCGGCTGAGTGAGCCATACACCCCATTATTGACCGGGACGCTCATTGCCAGCGGGATACTCGGGACGAAGATCGGCAGCGGTGAAGTGTCATGGATCGCACCCTACGCCCGCCGTCAATACTACTCACCGCGCAAAGCAGGCAGTGCCACGGGACCGCAGCGCGGCCCCCATTGGTTTGAGAGATTCAAAGCTGTGCACGGCAAAGCCGTAATAGCTGGAGCAAGGAGAATAGCGGGAGGCGGTCAATGACCCTCATCTCCGCTGTAAAAACCTTCATGGCGACCTTCCCATCCCTGGAAAGCGGAACGATCGTCCTGACCGACCACATCGGAGCGCAGCCGATCCAGTATTCCATTCAACCCCTGCCAGGGCAAAGGATCGTCGAGCAATACATCGACGGCGCGACTGTGCGCGAATTTCCGTTCGTGTTTCAGACTGTCAAGTCGACAGCCGATGAACTCGAGCGGATCGAGACAAGCGGATTTCTTGAGGCGCTGATGGACTGGTTCGAGCAAAAGACGATAGACGGCGAACTGCCGGCGTTGGCGGCGAACCAGACCGCCCGAACCATTGAAGCCGTTTCGTGGGGTTTTCTCTACGAGCAGGGCGTCAGTGATACGGGCATTTATCAGATCGTCGTTTCGCTCAGATACGGGCAGACACCCATTATGGCAACGCCCGAGGATACAGGCGCATGACCAGAATGATCAACGAACTCCACAACAAGAACGAGGGCGAAACCTGCCTGATCGTCGGCAATGCCCTAAACCTGCGCCTGACGCCGCCCGAACTGTTCGATTATCCATCCATCGGACTCAATACCGTCCACGAGTACGAAGGATGGTCGCCCGATTACTACGCCGCCGTTGACCTGAGAGTCATGCACGAATTCAAGGACGCGGTCAACAAGAAGATGAAAGACGGCACGATCCTGATACCGTTCCCGAAGTTGAAAGCCTGGACGGGTGATAACGTGGTCTACTTCAAGATATCAGGGCCTCCACTGTGGAAGCCTGGGAGCAGAACACTTTGGCAGGATAATATCGAGGGCGGCTTGTCCTACTCAAACGGGATGCACGTTGCGATGAAGCTGGCTTGTTATCTTGGATTTACAACCCTGCTTATCATCGGGATGGAGCATGACAAAAATAACAACGCCCGCAAATTTTGGGGCGTGGATCACGGCATGAATCCCGCCGTACCCGTAGACACATGGATGGAAGGATATAAGCAGTTGTCCGAAGCCATGCGCGCGCGCAATATAACGATGCTGAATATCAGCGAAAACACATTCGTACCCGAAGAAATAATAACGCGCGGCGACTGGAGAGACTACGCCCGCACAAAACAAGGAGAAACATAATGGCTGAAATAGTTAGAAGTCTGGTCGCTCACTTCCTGGATACGACCCCCAGCGAAACAAGCCCGACATACTCAAAGTTTGGCAGCGGTGTTCTGTCGCTGAATATGAGCTACAACCCCAACACCGTCACCGAGCAGTATATCGACGAGAACTCAGGGCATACGCTGGTGCAGAATTATGCGCCGACCCTGCCCGTCACCCAACGCGCGTTCCCTGGTGATGCGATCTTCGATTTCATCGACGGATTACGCCAGATCCAATCCATCGGCGGAGATGACCTGACCACCGTTGTCGAGGTGCGCTTGTACGAGACACCCGAAACGGACGGCTTGACATATCCTGCGACTCAATGGGATGTGGCCATTCAATTCGAGAGCGGCCCTGGTGGTGACGGCGGATCGAATGCGGAGATCACTTACACGATCAACGTCAAGAGCGATCCCGTCCCTGGAACATTCAACACGTCAACACTGGCGTTCACAGCGGACTAAATAATAGCCCCGCCTTTATGGCGGGGCTATGAACCCCGCAACCCCGCCGAGCTACGGCGGGGCAAGATGCGGAGGAAAGGCAACGATGGAAGAAAAGACCCTGCAAATATCGACGGGACTTGTCCGCCTGCCTGTTTCGGTGGATGGTGTCAATGGCCGCGTTATTGAATTTAACCCGAACGATGTCAAATTCACAGAGCGCGTTCTCGCTTTTTATCATACGGTCAAAAGCAAGACGAAGGATTGGGAAGCGCTCGATCCCGAACTAAAAAAGCGTATCGAAGAAATACCGCTGGATGAGAACGGCGTCCCTGACAACATCGACCCCGCCCGTCTAACGCTGGAGGCTATGAATACCTTCATGCGCTCGGAGTTGGATGTCATTTTCGGGGAAGGAACGTCCCGGGAGATTTTCGGGGACGCGATCTACCGCAACCCCGAGGTGTATGTACAGCTTGTCGAGGGCATCAAGCCATTCGTCGAGCCTGTCCGCGCTGAGAAGATAAAGAAATACATCGTTCCGAAGCCTCCGAGCAAGCCCCGCAAGCGTAAGGCAAAGGTGAAGTAATGACCTACGACAGCACAAAAGACACAAAAGAACATATTGAAAATGTCAAAAGCCTACTTCAATTAGTAGTCGGTGAAATTGTAGCGCGTGCCTTACGCCATGACGCAAGTAAGTTATTAACACCTGAAAAAGAGATATTCGACGAGTTCACGCCGAAGCTAAAAAACTCTACCTATGGAAGCGATGAGTACAAATCGTATTTGAAGGATATGGGCGTCGCTCTACAACATCACTATGAACACAACTCGCACCACCCAGAGCATTACAAGCTCTGGAAATGTCCAGTTTGTAACACTGTATTTCCAGAGGATGACGCACCTATTAGCGCGGTGCTGGAAGGTGATAAAAGGCTCTGCCCCAGGTGTTGCGCTGGTGGAACAATCATGGAGTGCATGCTTGAGCCTGTAATAAGTATCAACGGAATGAGCCTGCTTGACGTTATCGAAATGCTGGCAGATTGGAAAGCCGCAGGGATGCGCCACGCGGACGGCGATATTCAAAAGTCACTTGAGATAAACAAGAAGCGGTTTGATATATCCGACCAGATGGCGGCAATATTGGAAAACACCGTCAAGGAATTTGACTGGTAGAGCATGAACCTCCTCATCGACGCCCTGCCCGTCACGGTTGATATAAACGGGACGCCTGTCCCCATCGTGACCGACTGGCGCGTCTGTCTGCGGACGATCCTGGCCTTTGAGGACCCCGACCTTGTGCCCCAGGAGCAGCAGGCGATACTCCTGCATAATCTGTATGATGAGATACCCGACGATGTCGAGGAAGCGCTCAGGCAGGCAGTCGCGTTCCTGAATTGCGGCGAAGCGAGCGAGGGCAAAGGCGGCAAGAGTCTGCGCCTTTTCAGTTTCAACAAGGACGCCAGTTTTATCTTTGCAGCCTTTCGTCAGACTCATGGCATCGACCTGGAAACCGCAGAGATGCACTGGCATAAGTTCTTTACCCTGTTCATGGACTTGGGCGGGGATACGGCCTTCTCAAATCTTGTGTCCATGCGTAAGCGGTTGCAGACTGGCAAGGCGTCGAAGGAAGAACGACAGGCCGCCAGCGAGAACCCCGACCTGTTCGATATGCCTGATGACCTATCCACCGCAGAGCGTGAAGCGATAGACAAATTCGAGCGATTGATCGCCGAAGGTGAAAAGAGGCGCAATGCCCAAAAAGCACAGCAAGCCAAATAAGCCCAAATGGGATGATAGGCTCATGCAGCAACTACTCGATGAGCCTGAGGTAGCCGAGAGCGTCGTCAAGATGACAGCCGACGAATTGGAGTTCTTCAAGCGCATGCTTTACAAACAGGGCACTTACCAGCGGTATGTACTCGAACAGCAGAAACAGCAGATCAAGGAACTGCTATAAATGGCATACGATGGCAGTATAAACATTGACTCGAAGATAGACTCGAAAGGGTTTAATTCGGGCGTTAAAAGTATGCTGGCGTCGGTCGCAAAGATCGGGGTCGCCATCGCCGCCGCGTTCGCCGTAAAACTGGTAACACAATTCGGAGCCTCCGCAGTCCAGGAAGCGAGCAAGATGGCCTCCGCCCTGACAGGTCTGCAATCCATCGTGGAAGGTACGGGCAACAGTTTCAGGGGAGCGCAGGATTTCATTGAGACATTCGTCGCCGATGGCCTTGTACCCGCTCAGAACGCGATCACTGCCTATAAAAACCTACTCCTGCGCGGATACGATACCTCGCAGATCGAAAAGACGCTCGCGGCGCTGAAGGATAGCGCGGCATTTGGCCGACAGGGTTCCTTGACGTTGGGGCAGGCGGTAGAGTCTGCGACCGAAGGTCTAAAGAACGAGAACAGCATACTGGTCGATAATGCAGGCGTCACAAAAAACGTCTCAGTCATCTGGAAGGAATACGCCGACTCAATCGGCACGACAGTCGCCGCCCTGACGAAGCAGCAAAAGATACAAGCCGAAGTCGAGGGTATCATGCGCGAGACGCGCTTCCAGACGGGTGACGCCGCGAAGCTGGCAGGTACTTACGCGGGGCAGGTGTCCGCGCTCGGCGTGTCATTCCTGAATCTAAAGATCGCCGTCGGCAATGCGATCATCCCCTTCATTCAAAAGATACTGCCCTACATTCGCGCCGCAATCGACGCCCTGACGAGATTCTTTAATCGGCTGGCCACTATTATCGGCATCCTGTTCGGTGTATCCATCACCGCGCAGGCGGAAGAAACCGCCGCCGCCGTGGGCGGGACTGCCGACGCCGCCAACGAAGCCGCCGACGCGCAGGGCAACCTCGCAGATAAGACCACAAAGGCAGGCAAGGCCGCCAAAGGTGCGCTCGCATCCTTCGACCAGTTGAACGTATTACAACAGGACACAGGCGGCGCGGGCGCAGCAGGCGCGGGCGCGGGAGCAGACATCCCAGGCGCGGGCGGCGGGCTTGATCTCGGCGGGCTGGATACTGGCACATTCGAGGATGACCTGTCAGACCTGCGCGAAAAAGTCCTAAAATGGAAGCAAGATTTTATAACCTTTTTCAAACCCGTTACCGAAGCTTTTGACCGCCTGGTCGTATCGCTTGCGCCGCTGGGTCAAACGATATGGTCGGGTTTACAGTGGGCCTGGGAGAACATCTTAAAGCCGCTGGGTGAGTGGGCGGCTCAAAGCCTCGTGCCTGCTGTATTCGACCTGATCGGCGCGGCGGTCATCATTCTGAATGATGCGCTCGTCGGCTTGCAGCCGTTGGGTCAATGGCTGTGGGAGAACTTCCTGCAACCGTTGGGCGAATGGACGGGCGAAACACTCGTCAAAGCCATTCAGCAGATCACGGAGTGGCTGCAAGAGTTGCATGTTTGGATCGGTGAGAATGACACGGCGTGGCAGGCGATCCTGGCCGTGCTGGCCGCCGTGGGTATCGCGCTGTTTATACTTACGCTCCCCATCACAGGCACAACGCTCGCCATCGCCGCGCTGGTCGCAGGTATTATTATTCTGATCGCATACTTCGATGAAATTGACGCGAAGTTTATGGAGATCACAGAAAGTATCAATAATGCTGGCGAAAAGATGCGTCTTTCTTTGAAGGGTGTTTTTGAGGGTATCTATGACGCCGCAAAGAACGCGATCAACGGTGTTATCGACGCCATCAACCGCGCTCTTTCGGGCGTAACGTCCGCGATCAATACATTCTCGCAGATCGGCGCGTATGTCGGACTGAATATCCCGCAGGCAGTCGCTCCGCAGATCCCGCACCTTGCGACGGGCGCGGTCATCCCTCCCAACGCTCAATTTGCCGCGATCCTTGGCGACCAGACCAGCGGGCGCAATATCGAAGCGCCTGAGAAGCTGATCCGCCAGATCATCCAGGAGGAGATCGGCAACGTAAAGGCCGACATCAATATTAACTTTGACGGCTCGATGGGTGAACTCGTGCGCCTGCTCAAACCGCGCATCGACCGCGAGAACGTCCGCATCGGTAAGAGTTTAGCGAAAGGGACAGCATGAGCATAACCATCGACTCGACTACCTATGACGTGCCCATCGTATCCATATCCCGCAAAGCCGACTCGTTGGACAAAGGCGCTGAGCGGACACAGGACGGCGTTTTACACCGCGAGTTGATCGGCATTTATTTTAACTATGACCTAGTGATGGGCATGAGCGCGAACAATGTCGCAGACTACGCCGCGCTATTCCTAAAATTGACGGAGCCGACTGAGTATCACACGGTCGTTATTCCTGGCGCGCCCGCTGGGTATGAGACTGTGCAGATATATTTTGGAAGCATCCGAGACGAAATGATGCGTTATCAACTCAACGGCGTGGACTATTTCAAGAGTCTGTCCTTCTCCATCATCGCGCGGGCCCCGTCCAGGACGCCATAAATGGCCAAGACCAACCTGACCATCCTGTTCGGGCGTAACGCGCTAAACATCGCCGCCGATGTGACCGTCACACTCAACGCGGGAGGGGAGCAGCCGCTCGCGCTTGCCTCCGACTTACAGAACCAGAACAGCGAAAAGGCATATGCGACCTATGAGCCTGACTACTGGCTTTTGGATGGCAGCTATAAGTTCATTGCAGAGTCGGCCTCGGTTGGGTATATCTCCACTGAGCAAAGCGGAGCGGCGGGAGCATTTACAACCGCTCCCGTATTGCAGTTTGATTTCGGCGAGGTCTACTCCACGGACGGCTTAACGCTCCACTTCTCGGAATTGACGGGCGATTGGGCGGATGATATTGACGTGGCATTTTACGATTCTGGCTTGTCCCTTATCCAAACGAACAACTACACCCCGGCCAGCGCGCTGTTTTCAACGGGGCAGGCGATAGACGACTTCCAGCGCATCATTATTACATTCAACTCAACGAATAAACCCTACCGCTTCGCCCGCCTTTTTAATATCGATTTCGACAATGTCACCCGTTGGAGCGGTGGGAATATCAAAAACGGCAAGCTGATCGAAGAGGTCGATCCGCTGTCATTGCGAATGACATCCAATCAATTGGAGTTTTCCCTGTTCTCGGATGACGGGGACTTCTCGATCACCAACCCACAAAGCGAGTACGCCAGCCTCCAGGAAAACGAACCCATCGAGGCGTATGAGCAGATCGGGGATGAGGATATATTCCTGGGGCGCTTCTACCTGGATGAATGGGAGAGTGTGTCGGAGAACGAAGCGCAATTTACGGCGTTGGATGGGTTTGCATTACTCGATAAGATACCGCACTACAACCCATTTTATTCGGTGTACAGTATAGATTACTCGGAAGATATTCTAGATCATATCTTTGCGACGGCAGGCCTGATCTACGAAATGGAAGCGTCTTTGGAGGGGATTGACGTTACAAGTTCTGCATCCGTGCCTATCATGTCATGCAGAGAAGCGCTGCAAAACGTCCTTGTCTATATTGGCGGCGTGGCAAGTTGTGCAAGGTCGAGAGTGGTCAATATAACGCCATTGGTGCTGGCGTCTGATCTGGCCAGTGTGTTCGATTTGACGCTGACAGCCAGCGAAAAAGGACATTTGTCATCTGTAAAGCTAAAAAAGGCAGTGACATCCGTTACAGTGCTGTCCCACGCATTTATAGAATATACGCAGAGCGCCACGGTGTACTCAAAGTCATTGGCAATCGGTGAGTATCTGATTACATGGGATCATTTCGCTCTCGTGTCCTTCAGCGGAACATCGACCCGCACGATCATTGAGCATGGACCTGACTACGTGAAGGTAAACATAACCGGTGCCGGGACTTTCACCGTCACCGAGGCTTACAACTACAAAGACCAGAGACTGCCAGAGACTCTAGAGAATGGCACCTTATCAGCCTCCACGCCACGATACGAAATACACGTTGACGATGCGCTGATGGTTGACTCCACCGTTGTGGGAGACGTCACACAACGAATATATGATTATTATCTGCAGAGATATATACAAAAAACAAAGCTATTCGGATTGACCGTAAAAGCCGGCGATACGGTACTGATAGACACGCAATCAAGTCAACAAATAAAGGGTATCGTAGAGCGCGCAGAATTTAATTTGACTGGCGGGTTTGTGTCAGAAATTGAAATTGTCGGAGTGATCGCATGAAAAAGATCGCGTTTCTTCTATTGGCTGCATATATTCTGCTTCCCATACCTCTTGGGAATGTAAGCGGGGTATATAACACGGTCACAGGCATAATGTGGTGTAGAACCGATGCAGATTGCAGACACGAGATTGCCCATTACATAGACGATACAAATGGGTGGACAAGCGAAACGGTTGAGTACAGGGATGCGCTTACGACATATTTGTTGGTAGAGCTTAAGGTTGACACACGGCCTGGCGATCCGCTGGCGGTTGATATAGTGAAGATGACTGGAAAACCGGTCAAGGAAATTTACGCAGATATATATGCCATGACCAATGGAGAACCGCCGCCATCCCTGCGAGAGTTCTATGAATGCAGGTATAACATAAAGAAAATAAAGATAGCAGATGGATATATTTTATGGCATACACAACGCCCGTAACTGACCGCGCACAAAGCGACATCGACACCCCTACCAGCAAGGGATATTTCAACGTCTCAGACTGGCCGCGCATCCATGACAACGCAAAGGTTGTGACCGCATTGGCGGAGATCGAGACGGGCACGCCGATCCCGTTCACAACACAGGCCGCCCCGACCGTTACGACCATTCCCAACGTCGCCAACTTCAACACCCTGCTGACAAGCATCGAGGCGATGAGGCTGGCGGTTCTGGCTGACATCCCATCCCTGGCAACCAGCATCAAAGACGATTGGGGGGAGGGCGTCGGCGTCCCTGTATTTAATTTTGAGGATGTGAACCTATGGGAGCAAACACTGGACGCGGCATGGGTATATTATGACGGCGCAAGTCTCGAAGTCTGCCCGACCCTGACCGCCGACCTGACGATCCTGACGGGCACTTATGCGGTTTATGTCGACTGTATTGACATGGGTATCTATAATGTAGATATTCAAGGAACTGGAATTCTGTATATTATCTAGGAGCTATTATGTCTGAATTAATTATGACCGAAGAGGCGGGCACGCCGTCAACACCAGGCAGCAGTAAATGGAAGTTATATCCTAAATCGGATGGATGGTATGCGCTGGATGATGCTGGCTTGGAAATAGGCCCTTTGGCAGTTGGGGGATCGTCCGACCCAGCAGTAGGCACGATGTCAAATGGCAAACTCTCGGTCACGGTTGTTTCTAATGACCTGATAGTCGCACTCAAGACGCTGGCTGGCGCAGACCCATCAGCAGGCGACCCCGTACTGGCGAATATCAATGGAGTGATTTACAGCATCGAAGCAGCGTTGAACCAATTCATCCCATCTGGGATGAATTGGTTCAACGCTGGCGCGGCTGAGACGGCGACTTTGCTCGTGCCGTATTTTGTGTATCTCGTTGACGACAGCGGCACACCCGCTTTGACCGTTGCCCGCAAATCTCATTATCGAGTAGTGGCGAGCGACATGTCCACAACAACGAGCGACACACATATCTACGGTTACAGCGGCTTTACCGATGGCGACGAGATGATGAACATCGGTTATTTTGAAGCCACGTTGTCAGCGGGTGCGGGGTACACGTGGACAGTGCCGACGTTCACATCCGATAACCTGAGACATCAGCCGACACATTCAAGCAGGTGGATGACATGGACGCCCGTTATCACTGGATATTCAGCTAATCCAACAGGAGAGGCTTACTTATACAGGGTGTACGGCGAATCTCAATATGAGGTTGATATGCTGGAAGATACCCCGGGCACAAGCAACCTGACAACCAAAACCTATACACTACCGTTTATAGCGACGGCGAAAACCTACATCATCTTGGCGTCTCCACAAGACAACGGAACACAAAAGGCAGCTGGATTGTTACGGTGTAATTCAGGCTTAAATACGGCCGATGCTTTTCTTTCGGCTTTTGGGGGCTGGACAAACACAGGGAATGCTAGAATTTTGAGGGCAAAAGGGTTTATCAGGATGTAGGAGTTTGAAATGTTGATAAAAAATAACGATATTGAAATGCTCGGTCAGAAGGGCATGACCGCAGGAAATAAATGGGGCGACCTGACCGCGTGGCGCAGGGCGGGGTCATTGCCCTTTTCGCGTATGTCCATCCAGCCGTCCATCGTTGTCGAGGATGATGTCATCCTGAACGATGTCTCGTTTTGGAATGGCAATATGAACTTCAGCACGATGGCGAGCGCAGGCTCACGCGGTTGTATCATCCGCGCGGGACAGAATACATGGCCTGATACCAAGTTCGAGGAAAACTACGGCAAGGCGCAGGGTGTGATTCCACGAGGTAGTTATTTTTATTACGACAGCCGAGCGAACCCGAAGACACAGGCGGCATTGTGGGCTTCGATGCTATCCAATGATTTCGGAGAACTCGACCACGCGGCTGATTATGAAGAACAATATGGCGGAACGTATGCGGGTTGGGTGAACCTGTACATCTTCATGAACGAATTCCAGCAGATGACGGGCTTGCCTGATGACCGCCTGCCGTTGTACACAGGTTACTACTATTGGCTGTCCAGCGGAAAAGCTCCCATCGGCAATGAGCAGAGCATGGCATGGTTCAAGAAACATCGCTTATGGATAGCGTGGTACACAACCAACCCGTCCTACGTCAAAATACCGCAACCTTGGGATGCAGAAACGCTACTCCGCTGGCAGAACGGTGTCAGTCCTGAGGGCAATAAGTACGGTTCGAGCGGCGAGAACATTGACGTGAACAAGCATGTGCATGGTGATGCGGATTATGTCTCGTTCTATGACCTTGGAGGTACAACTCCTCCCCCGCCTGATGGTTTACAGCCCTATACGACCAACGTGACCGTGACACAGACTGGCTACTATGACGCACAAGCCAGTGTGGAAATGAAACCACTACCATGACCGAAAAGTGGGTTGTTGTAGACGTTGGCGATGGCGGGAAGCCTGGATCCATCTCCGTGAACTTTCACGAGGATACGACTCCCGCACCGCCTGAACCTCCGCCGCCATCCAGCGAGGTGTTTTATCGCCAGTTGCATGACTATGAGTTGGGCGTGCGCGGCGTGAACATCTCTGGCACGCAGTACGGCGAGGAGGTGTGGTATTGGCGGGCGCAGCATGGGCACCCCGAGGTGTTTCATATTGACGGCGGCTCACGGACACCGTTTACAAGGCCGTGGCAATTGCTGGCCTTCGCGCTGTCACAACCGCAATTGACGGCGAAGAAATTCCGCGTTGTTTATGATGACAAACGCGCGTTCAATAACAACACGGGGTTTTGGTCGAAGATACCGCCTGCGTATCCCGACCCGCATCGCGCTGATTTCGTGAACAACATTGACCTGAGCGGCGAGATGCCTTCATTGGACAAGATACGCAATGGCGGCGGGCATACGATGAAGGGAACTGTTATTGGTAATTGGTTCTATCCCGAGTTTTTGGAGTATGACCCCAATGCGCCGAACGATGGCGCTCCGACAGTGGCATGGCTGAAAGAACGCCCGTGGCTGTATTTCCATGCGGTGACGTGCCACAAACAGGAGGATGATGGTTCTCCACGAATTTATCCGTTCGGCCAGGGCGGCGGCGAGCCTGTGCTGGTCCCGTTCGTGGCGAAAAAGGGCGCGATGTTGCGGATACCGCTCGTGACGTTGGAGCGGGTTGATAAGATCGCCGACCCGTACAAGATTTATATAACCTAAGGAGAATACTATGAGTTTACATGATGAGGCTGTTGACGTTTGGGATCGCCCATAGATGGACGAGAAAACAGAAGCACAGATCGGGGCGAAGTGGCTGGCTGAATATAAACTGACCTCGCCGCCGCCCATCGAAGAGCCCCGATATCTTTTTGTGCTTATCATCATGGCGGCGGTTGTACTGGCGAGCATTGTCGCTCTGGAAGTGTTGACGGCTGAGACAAAGGATAATTCTGTCACCATCGGCTTGATCCTCGGCTTCGGAGCCACGATCACGACTGGCATACTCACCTACCAAAAAGCGGAGCAGGCAAAAACTCAAAGCGTCGAGACTCATATCATGGTAAACTCCCGCCTGTCTGAATGGATGCTCGAAGCGAAAGCCTCCTCAAAGGCGGAGGGCGAGATTATCGGACGCACGCAAGCAAACGAACGTACTGATATGCTGGCGAAAGGCCAGTCCCACGAAGG